AGCTGATAGTTGTTTTTAGCGGATTCATAATCTGAGGACATAACAATTCCATCCTCTGTCATTTCTTCAATAAAAGCGGCTGGCTGTTGGTTAGATAAAGGCCCGTTGCTTGATACAATTACGCCTAACACTGCGGCTTGGTTTGAATTGCTTGAAGTCTCTACAGAAAAGAGGGTGTTAGATAAGCCGCGCCTTGCTATACAAGATAGATCAACTACTAAATCACCTATTGAAACTGTTTCATCGTTTGCAACTAAACAATCATGTGCGCCAGTAAACGGGCCATAGTTTGAGCCAGCACCTTCGGCATAAAAATCGAACCCATTTGCAGCACCGATAAGGCCAGACGTTTGTACCCTACTGCCCACTGTGTAAAAATTTGTTCCTCTAATGCCATGGGCACTAGTTGACGCATGATTTACTGGCACTTGACCAAATAACGCGGGATGCGCTTGCCTAGTGACTGCCGTTACCGCAGAAGCGCTACTCACGTTTAAATTATTAGCAGAAAAAATACCACCAATGATTCCATCTGTGTGAACCACACCAGCGGGATTGATCTCAAAAGCCTTAGAATTTGGTGTATTACCAGAGCCTACTTGTAAAGCAATGTTAGCAAGAACGGAATTTGCGGTTATTTTTCCACCATTAATTGTGGTCGAGTTGGCATTAATGTCTGCCGCTGCACCGCCTGACGCTAGCAGTCCACTCGTTGTGACAGTGTTAGTACCATCGGTAACTGTAGTTCCGTTTGTGAATGTAACTACACCATCAAATGAGAATTGAGCCTGCGCTGTTAGAAATGCTGGAACACCTGTACCACCGCCACTGGTTGCCTCTAATACTGACCACGCGCTTGACCAATATTTGTTAGATGAACCAATGTCTAAAACAGGAGGAACCAATGACCAGCCAGAAGTTAACCCAGCTATAACACCTGTCGAAAAGTTATATCCTGTAGCAGATGGGGTGCTTGGTGCGCTGGCTTGATTGACGTTGTAGTACACCAATCCGTTGTGAGTAATCTTGGGCGCGGCTGCGGCTGGGTACGCAGTTGATGTAGCGGTAGCCGTTGATGTAAAAGCACTTGCCACACCAGATGTGTTGTAGGCCCTAGCCCAGTAAAATCTAGCAGTAGACTCACCAACATAATCAATAACTGAGGTGTTACTGGTTCTTAAAAAGAAAGAAGAATTTGCTAGGCTGTCACTCGTATGTCTTTTAATTTCAACATAAGCAAAATCAGCATTAGTTGGATTTGTCCACGCTAGCTCAATCGCGCCTTGCTTGGCTGTAGCCGTTAAACTTGTCACTACAGATGGGGCCGTAGCGTGAGCCGTTATTGTAGTCGCTGAGACTGTTAAAAATGCGCTTGAAACGCCCAAAGATGAAACAGCTTTGACGCGCACATCTATGCTTTCGCTTGTTTTAAAACCAGATATATACGCATTTAATCCAGTTACAATCACATCGTTTTCATACACTGACGCGCTGGCATATTTCCATTGAACGACATAACGATCAACAAACTGATCAATAGATGCTGTCCAGCTTGCTTTGGCTCTTACTAGGATTGAACCATCAGTCTGAACCAAGTAGTTACTAGAGCCAACATTGACTGAAAGGCTTGTGGCTGGAGCAACAGAGAAGGGATCAGGTAGATTTGTATCAGGAATATTATCCGCTTCGCTTTTTGCTGCCCACGGGTATATGGAGTTTTGATGCTCTATTAAGTTAAGCCCAACAGTCCCATCACTATTGAGGCTTAACTTTAAGACTCTAAATGTTTTAGCAGTCCACGCAGGGGTGCTGTGAGTTACGCTAACAATATCACCCACTGCCACATTCAAAGCTTCACTTGTGGCTGTAAAGCTAACGATAAGTCCACTACGGCTGCGCTTAAGTGCAATCTCTGCAATATCTCTAGCGGTATAAATATTAGTCGTATTTGGTAAGTCTATTTGCTGAACTAATTCAACGCCCCCATCCTCAGTCTTATATCCCGATTCTTCTGAACTTCCAGCAATAGGATATTCGATTTGATCCATCTGCCAGTTGGCTTGTGGGTTTGGAAAAGTAGCAATGACTCGGTTAAATTTAGTTTTCTTACTCTCACTTTGAATCGACAAACCGCCAATAATATGCGACTCATTAAAGGAGAATGTCGAACTGCCTTGATCTTCAATGATTAGGCCATATTTGCCTTGTCTGTAAAGCATCAACCCACGCATGGATGAAAGCAAGTTTTTAGCGTTGATTAAAACAGTGTTTTCAGTGTCAATAACTCCATTACATTCAAATATCTTTTGAGTACCGCTGCCGCCAGAGTGAGAAGTCACCAGCGCATCACATTTATTTGCAGCGGAATTAAATAAGGTATCGTCAATAAATGAAGCTGCCAAGCCTTTGCCGTAACGGGCATTGGTTAAATAATCGCGTAAGCATAGTGCTGGATTACTGCTCAACGCCACTGTCGCTGTTGCGCTGGTGCGCGGGTCGTAAACCTTTTTGCCCTGCACCACTGCATGAATGGTTGGGATTCCGCTGAATGTTTCCTGATCCCATTTTAATCTAACTGCTAGATAAGCTACGCCAGACATTTTGTGTGCAGAAGTCCATCCTATGTCTGCTGAAACAAGCGTTGAGTCGGCTGCTTGGTTATCAGTGCCTAAATATTTATTAATCGTTACTAAGCCTGAGAATTTACTATTAGTAGAAATAACATCGTTAATGTAAATGTCGCCAATGGCATGAACTTCGCCTTCACACAAATCCAGCACTATATAAAGATAGGTATTATCGTCCCCACTCGTTGCCATGAATACGCGAGTGCCGCCCACCATCCGCTGACCATATATTATTGGACGGGAACTGATATTGGATTGTTTGTTGACTAATACGCCTCTGTATTTTGCCTCCAAATCATCCATATTTGGAATTTTTACAAGCCAGCCAACTACATCACCAAGAGCATCAACAGTAATGTCGATTATTGTTTGGCCTATATCACCAACAAAATCAATAATGTCGCCAACAAAGCTAAAAAGTCCCATTATGCGCGGCCCCACTTTAGATCACGCATTGTATTGGGCGCGAACTCAAAGCCCTTATCTGCGGAAAAATGTATTTTTTGAGAGTTGCTATTGGTTCTACGGCCTGACTTTTTCTCAAAATCGGCCCAATGACTAGATGCAATTAAATTAATGTTGCTTGAATTAGTTCCATCCTTGATTGAAAAAGATTGAATTCGACCATCATAAATTACAATCGGATTTCCTATTATGGTATTTGCATCGGATAGAACGACTCGGCTAATAACCACACGCCTGTCTATGTAAGTCTGACCCAATAGAATGGCAATATATTCTTGGCTTACACCACTAAGCCCAATTGACACGCTACCCAACTGAATGTCTGAGGCTTCTGAAATATCCGAAAGGCTCATAAAATGACTGCTTGAGTCGTAAGTGTTTCCACCATGCGTAATAGAGTAAAGCGACTCAGTTAAATAAATCGGGGTTGCAAAATCTATCTGCAATAAATGAGCCGTATTAAATGAATCTTTGGCAAGCTCAGTGATAACGTCAGCATGGATTCCGCGACTCATAATGCCTCCATGAAATCGACTTCAAACCTATAAAGCTGGCCTGCACCTAGCTTGTATTTTTGTAAATCGTTAGCTAAACGAACTGTGAACGGAACATTGGTGTATGTCATTTGCTCATTAGATGATATTGCAGCAACTAATGGAGGCTCAATGGCAATCGCTCCCGCACCATTTCTGTCTGCTGTTAACATATAAACTTTAGTGTGGTTTGCAAATTTTACAAAATCGCCTGCTTTTAGTGTTCCACTTAGGCTAGCTATTGTTACTGCTGTTGCGCCAACTGCCGTAGCTGTGCAAGTCACTGTACCCGTACCTGTGCCGCCCGTAGAGGACACAACAGGAGGAATTATAGTAAATACCCCGTGAGAGCCTTGCTTGGATACTACATACGCCCAGACAGGCTTAAATTGAGCCTGAGTCATAGGAGGATAATTAGCCGTAAAAGTCCATTTCTGCCCACCTATCTTGCGAGATTGAATACGCCCGTTAACAGAGGTAGACGATAAGGTTGGGCTTTCAGACTCAATAGATATTTCATTAAAAATTGGTGATGTTGGATAGCTCATGCGAGTGCTGGCCTCCCACGCTCATTTAATGACTGATTTATCAACCCCATAATTGTTCCCCTGCGCTTCATTAATAACTGGTCAAATCCAGCCGTATCATTTGCAGAGATGTTTATGGTGAAATTTCCACCGCCAAGTTGGTCATTTGGTATCACGTTTGCAGCTTGGTTTGGCACAATTAACTCAGGGCCACGCTCTCCCACGATGTAAGGCGAACCAGCCGACATAGGGCCACCCTTCTCACGGAACTGAGTCGAGCGTATGGCTTGAACTTGAGCCATGCCATTAGCCAGTGCCAGCGCACCTAGTCCAAGATTGATAGGGAAAGGTGCAGAAGCGAGGGCTTTTGATACAGCAAGGTAGGTACTAACAATGGCATCCTTTAACGCAAAGGCTTTATTAAGCGCAAAAGCCGCTTTAAAACTGCCGCTTAAAACTTTTAATGTGTCTTTTCCCTCTTCCTTTAAATCCTCAATGTCTTTCATTTTGGCTATTTTTTGTATTGCAGATTGTTTGATTAAATAAAGGCGAGTCATTTCGTTCATTTTTCTTTGATGCTCAAAAGCCTTACCTTCTGAAATGGCTTGATATTGATCTTGTAGGTCGATCATCTGGGCGTTTGTCATTGCTGTGAGATCAACTAGGCTTGTGTCGGTTGTTGATACTTCCGCGACATTATTAGTTAATTTGACTTCTGCAAGTTTCAATAAGACTAAATCTATCCCTTTTAATGTTTCACTCACATCAACAAGAGGCGTGTCTTTATATGCTTGTAAGGTATCGCCCGTTTCTATCAAATCACGCATCATTAAGAGCGATAATTCAAGCTCTGCAATTAAAGGGGCTTGTGAAGCTATTAATGGGGCATTGCCTTTGCTTAAATTTTTAAGCATTTCTAACTGCTGAACAGTGCCAGCAATGCTAGCCTCTATTGTTGATACTGTTTGTTTGTCACCAAATATTCGTTCATATATATTTGAAACACCACCTAAAGCATTTCCAAATCCTATGACTGAGTTTGTAATTGATGCAAAAGCAGACACGATTGACCGGGCAGCACTTACAATGCTGATTGCCATGTTTTTTGTTAATTGGGCAACGCCTCCACTGCTGGCTGCTTTCATCTCAAACCATGCTTGCAACTGCTGGGTTATAGACTCAATAGCAGGGGCAAGCTCTGCGATAGTTCGTGTGAATACGCCACCAATAAAGCTGCTAAAGTTAGTGAGCGCATCATTAGCTCTTTCAACACCTTTGACTAAATCTCGGTTTAAACTAATGCCTAACCGCTCGGCTTCTTTTTCCATTTCGATTAGAGCCGCAGAGCCGCCTTTTAAGGTGTTTACCAAGGAAACGCCCTCAGTATCAAACAACCTCATAGCCAATCTGACCTTATTACCCTGTCCCGCTACACCCTCCATTGCATCAGCAATAGCTCTAAATTGTTGATCAGGAGCCAGAGTATTTAATGCTTTAGCACTAAGCCCTAGTTCTATTAAAGCGTCTTTAGCTTCACCCGACCCATTGGCTGCTTCTGAAACGCGCCTCACCATGCGCTGTAGGCCCATATCCAATGTAGTTGTAGCAACACCTGTTAACTCCGCAGCGTGTCTTAAACCGCCTAACTCAGCCGTTCCTATGCCTATCTTGTCTGCAAACTTTCCAAGGGCATCTGTAG